CCTGTGTTATTCCAATATTCCCATATGTTTCACTTTGAGCAGTTGAAATCATATCCCAAGCGATTTGACCCGCATCGGTGTTTGTATAGGTTTTGGTGATATATCGTTTTTCAAAATAAGCAAGCCAGCCCCTAAAAGTTAAAGAAATATTTATATCCATCACATACTTTTGAATTGATGCTTCAGTCAATATTCCTTTGAAAATAACTATATCATTTCGAGTGATTTTTACCCACCTAAACCCCGATGATAAAACATCATTGACCGCCGTGTTTTGTCTTGTCATCCAGTCTTTAAAAATATGATAGTTGACCCTAATTTGAGCTTTCGGAATACCATTTAATTCAAAAGTTATACCAACCCCCTCCATCGAAAGTTCGGCTAAAAAAACATCGGATTTGTCATACAAAAAAGCCCGCCAATTGCCAATCATATTGAGATATAGAAATATTGATAAACTAACTTTACATACCCGTTTTCCGTTGGAATATTAGATGATAAAGTAAATTGATTTTCACCTTTTTCTAAAATCACAAAATCGCCACTCATTTTGTCTCTTTTGTTATTTCCAAATTTATCAACAACAATCCGATTATAAGTATCAACATAAATATAATTGCCACTTGTTATATATTGATTAAGAGAAATTGATTTACCGGTGGTTTTGTTTAGAAGCACGGGATTTGTTAATTCGCCATAGAAATAAATTTTAGGAAAAGCAAAAATATTACCCCCATTATTAACCACTGAAAATCCATCTGCCCCCTGCGTCATATTTAAAGGAATTTCCATTGGTACCGACGCCCCACCGCCTTTGGTTATTCCAAAATTTACCTCATAAACTTGCTTTGATTTTAAAAATGGTTCCTCAAGTTCAATAGTGAATGATAAATCGCAAGTTGTTAAATTATCAACCACCAAATCAGAATTAACATCTTTAACCACCCCTTTGGCTTCTAAAATTAAGTTATTGCCTAAATGAAATTCAATTGTTATCTTATCATCACCGTATTCCTTTAATGTCAATTTCTCATAAATCTTACTTCTTTTTTCAATTAAATCATCGATTGTTGAAGCCCCGATTTTTAGTTCAACTGCTAAGGCTTTATTTTCAAAAAATAAATCACCAATTTTAACTCCGTGTAAATACAAAATAGATGCTACCGGATATTTAGTTTTATATCCTAAATCCTTTATTGATTGAATAAAGTAGCCGTTTTCGGGTGATATTGTTAGATCGCCAATAACAATTTTTTTTATCATAAGTTTCTTAACTGGTAGGCTAACTTATAAGCTAAATAATCCAAATCAACTTGAGTATTAACATTTGCGTAAATTGTATTATAGACATATTGCTGTTTTCCAATTCCGACTTCGGGATTTTCTCTACCTCTTAACATATCTCTTGACAAAACATACTCACCAGCGTGAACAACCGCCAATCCAGTATTTCTAACCCAACCACCTTTCTCATACCAATCAACGTTTAGTTTTGGATATTTTATTTCTTTTCCCATTATGGTTATTGAACCTTCACTTATTGATAAACGAGGAAATTTTATTGATCTTAAAGCGTTCATTATTCCATTTGCCATATTTTTAAAAGCATTCCAAATTTTTCCAGTTATATTTTCAACCGATCTCCAAGTTTCATTTAATTTATTAACGAACCAATTGTGAACTGAATTATAAATTGATTGAACGGTATTTTTAATGTTATTTAAATGAGTATTAAAAGAATTCCACCACCTTGTTAAAGTTGTTCCTATAACGCCCCAAATCGCATTTAAAATCGTTGATATTATCGTTGATATAATAACTAAAGTTATTTCAACTAATGTTTTTATTGTTAAAAATATAAATTGAAAGAAAGTAAATATTTGAGTAAGAATATAGGAAACAACATTCCAAATTGATGACAAAATTGAATAAATAACATTAAAAATAGCCATAAAAATATTATTGATGAAAGTCCATATTTGAGTAAAAATCATTGAAATTGTTAGATAAATATTTTGTATGATTGATGTTATTTGATTTTGAAATAAAACAAATGTCGCAATCAATAAAGAAATCCCACCAATAATCATCACAATAGGTGAAAAAATCAATCCAATAACAAAAGACAATAAAGTAAATACACCAATAACAATACCAATCACGGAAACCAATCCTAAAAATACTCCGCTTGCTATTAAAATAAAATTAACTAATGTTTGATTTTTTTGAATAAATTGACTTAATGATTGAATAAAACTTATAATTTGAGGCTTTATAACAACCAAAGCATCTTGTATTTTTAACATTCCTAATTTTAAACCATCAAATATTCCTGATTTTGTCAAAATATCAGCAAAAAAAACATCAAGGTTTTCTTTTAAGTTTGCTTGAATTTGCTGAAATGACCCTGCTGCGTTTTCAATTCCTCTATAAAACATCCCACCTTTTTGAGCCGCTTTTTCAAAGGCATCAATCAACATATCATAAGTTATCTTCATATCTTTTATTTCCTCAACACTTTTTTTTTGAGCTTCCGACAACATTTTATAAATTGGTATACCAGCATAAGCAAATTGGCGAATATCTAAAGCAGTTGCGTGTCCAAGATTTTTTATTTGCTGAAGATTGATTGCCATTCTTAAAAATTCATCATTTCCACCACCAGTTGCTAAAATTGCATTGCCAAGTAAAACTATTGCTTTTTGGCTTTCTTTAGCTGATAAGCCCGTAGATATTAAAAGTTGATTTGCTTTTAATAAAGCAGAAACATCAAATGGGGTTTTTAAAGCAGTTGCCTTTATCTCGTCAATAACTTTTTGTGCTTCTTTACCATCTTTTAATAAAGTTGTAAACCCTATTTTTGTATTCTCATAAAACTTTGCTGTTTCAATTCCAACCCCTATCATTGCTTTGGTATAAGAAACCGCCCAATCAATTAATTTATATAATCCAATTCCAGCCGCTATTTTGCCAATATCAGATAAAGCATTTGCAAAAGCATTAGATGATTTTTGGGCTTCTCCAAAAGAAGAAGTAATATTTCCAACAACTTTTTTTACTTCATTTGAGGCTTCATCTTTTATTTTTAATATAATCTCAAGGATATTGTTATTCATATAAATTAATTATACTATTTTCTAATTCCTCTTTGCCTATTTTTTTGTTTCTTTAACTCTAATTCCTCCACTTTTGCTTTTTGATTTTTATATAAAATCATTTTTTCAACCCAATCAATAGGTTGTTTTTCAAGTTCAGTATAAGTAATATTAAGAAGATCGCAAATATAAACATCTTCAAAATCAGGTGGAAGTTTACCGGAGCCTTTAAAGAATTTAAAAAGTTCAATCGCTTTTTTTTTCCAAATCTTGTATAGGAGTGAGATATTTATTCAATTCATTAAAAATTGCTTGACCATCTTCTTCTTTTAAATTCATTACATAATCGTAAAGATTTTCTTTAATTGATTGATTGTCCGGTGTGATAATTTCAATCACCAAATAATTAAAAGCCATTTTATTTGCTTCAAAAACAACGGAGGCATCTAAATCAGTAATTTTTTGAGTAGTAGGATCAATTTTAGTTGATTTTAAATACAATTTTTGTATTTCAAGTTTTTCACCATAAGTAAGATAATATCTTTTAAGCCTAACTGTATATCCTGATGGTGTTTTAAATTCAAGCATAATTAATATGATGATATATCATTTACAACCTCAATTTTTACTAATCCATTTGTATTATCATAAATTCCTTGAAATTCTACATCTAAAGCATTGTAATCAGTTGATATTTTTGATTCGCTACTTTCAAAAATTGCTTTTGGGATTATGATTTTAATTGAAAAATTAGTATTTCCAAGTGTGTCGCCATTAATTAAAATTTCAATATCTCTTGTTTGACCGGCAACCATATCATCAAAAATTTGTTTTGATACACTATCCAAATACATTGTGAATTTTCCACCTATTTCTGATGGTTTTGAATAACTTTCCTGTAAAGTATTGCTTCCCAAAGAATAAAATGGCTCAAGATTATTGTTATATTCAATAGACATTTCCTCAATCTTTCCTTTGAAGTCAGTTCCGCCAATTTTAACATAACTTACATCAGCAAAATTTAACACACGATGAGATTCATAAACTGGAGTTGTTTCTGTGGCATCAGCTTGATTTTTTGCCATTCCCTCAAATGACAATGTAAACATTTCGCCTGCTTTTCCTTCGATTGAAAAGTTTGAAACTCTAAAACCAGCAAATTTTTTAACAATTTCACCAATCTTTTGTTCAACACTTAAAGATGGTTTTGTTAATTGTTCAGTAAGAGTATGTTTATAAACACCAGTTTCAATGGTAGTAGTATTAAAACCACCCAAAGCAGAATAAAGAATGAGAACCGGATATTGAGGTGTTAATGGAAGCTCATAACCACCGGAGATTTCAATTTTACCTTTGAAAGCCTCTTTGTTTTTTGCATGGACACCAGCAAGAATTGACTCTACATATTGAATATCATTATTAATCTGAATTCCATCACTTTCGTTAATTTTGAGGTATTTATCAACTGATACTGGAGTACCAAAAGCCGTTTCTTTTTTCAATCCTATATAGTTTAAAAGTGGATTTGCCATATAATTAAATTATAGCATAAATTTATAATGTCAAGATTTTTTTTCTTTCTTTTTTTCGTCTTTTACCCTAATAAATAATGGATTATTGATATACCAATTAACATCAATGATTTCTCCTGGATTAACTTTTCCATAACCAATTAAGTTGATTTTTATTTGACCAATATATTTGTATTTCATAATTTAATTATATCAAAAATCAATAGTTTTTATTGCTTTATAATCAATATTGAAAATAACAACATCGCCTTCTCTTTGAATTAAGCCTGTTTCACCACTTTGTAGTAGACTAAAATCAATTTTACCGTTTAAAGTTAAATTATTTCTATCATTTAATTTTTCCAAAATTTTATCGGCTAGTAAATAAATATTCTCCTGACTTGATTGAAGATCGTTTTTAATGATTTGATAAATAATAATCTTAACACTATAAATTCGTTTAATTTTTCCCAATGCCAAATACTCATCATTAAAATTGTTAATAAAAATAACCACGGCTGGATATTGTTCTATTGTTTTAACAATACCATAATATACCTTCTTTATTTCTGGTATTTGTGAAATGATTGTTTTTAATTGATTAATTATTTCACCCATAATAATATTTTACACGATTCAATAAAAACTTTTTTAATAAATCAATTTTTTGTATAAATTTTTCAATTGCTTTCCCAAAAAATCTTTTTGGTGGCACGCCTCTTACTGCTTTTGCAAATATCATTTTTCCTGATCTTCTATCACGCCAGACTAAAAACCTACTTCTTTTTGGATAAATCATTCCACGGCCTAAATAAACACCAGTACCAAATTCTTGAAATTTAGCATATTTAACTGGTGATATAACTTTTATTGTATTATCAAAAACACCAGTTTCAGTAATACTATTTCTTAAAACGCCAGTGTCAACGGGAGCATTTTTTTTTGCTTCTCCCTTTATAAATAAAGCAGACCAATGAAGAGCATCATTAATCGCATCTTTTATTTTAATATTAAAAACATTCAATTTTTCTAAAGCTGGAGTATTAAAAGTTATTTGTAAGTTTATCATTCTTTAATTATAATCCCACTATAAATTACATTTCCCATTATTTTAGTTTTTACAAAATCTTTATAGACTATAAAACTATCATTGTTATTAAATTCAGAATTATTATTATTGACAATAACCAATTTATCACCGGCTTTTATATCTCCTTGATTTGTTATACACCTAAATAAACTTTCAACATTAACATCGGGATATAATGGGGCAACCGTTTCATCTAATTGAAAAATTAAACAATTAAAAGTATTGCCTTCATTAAAAGAAGACTCATTTCCTGTTTTTACTAAAATATAATGTTTTACCCTAACATTATTCATATAAATTTGATTTGATATTTTTTAATAACTTCCTTTAATATATTAAACCTATCACCTAAACTAAAATTAAAGCCATTTAAATTAACATTTTTAATATCCATTTGACCATAATCTCTCATCAAAAACATTTCTTGAACCGCTGTTAATACTGCCAATTTAATATCATCGCCATAAAATTTACTTATTTGAAAAACAACTTTATATTCTTTGTTTTTGTTTTCATTATAAATAGCATTACTAAATTCAATAAAGTTTTCAGTCAAATAAAAATCACTATTAATTGTATAACCGCTAACACCATTTTCATAAACTAAATTGTTATCAAAATAAATACTTTTTAATTTTCCAACTGGTATTGCTTTAAAGTTTAAGAATTTATCCTTTAAAAATCCCTTTTGAAAATAATAATCATTACCAGTTAATACTTTAAACTGTCTATTGGTTTGAGAAATAATATAACTCTCAACCATTGAAATATAAGTTGAGATTAAACTTTGTTCACTTGTAGAAAAAGTTTTTCCCAATGAAGAAGCAACCAAAGAATAATCAACACCACTAAAACCAGTTTGATGTTCCAAAACATTATATTCATTCATATTTTAAAAACTTATTTTTTAACAACATCTTTTTCCGAAACGACTGTTTTTTCATATTTTAATTCTTTTTTTCTTTCAATCACATTAACAACATCACCTAAGGCTTTTACATCATTTTCTTTCATTTCATATTCTTGATCTTTGAAATATATATTTCCTTTGTATGATACTGTTTCATTAAACCTTACTTTCATAGTTTTTTTTTAACTAATAACTGATTTGAAGGGAAGACCTATGTCTTCCCCTCACTATCAATTATTAAGATGATGCTGTCTTAATATAAGCAAAGGCTTTGTTAGCCATTGCGATTTTTATATCCTCATAAGCAACAAACTTAACGGCTGACATATGATCTTGAAAGAGGTTATAGGTTGTGTTAGCGTCTTTTTTAATAGTCGCCTCTTTTGAAATTTCCACAACCATACCTCCATATTGAGCTTGACCAACATAATCAAAGTTGGCCAAAGCAATAAACTTTTTGCCAGCCTGATTTGACTCAGAAGTTTCAGGCATAACATCAGAAATCTCTACTGGGACACCCCAAATGGTTGCAGGAGCAGCACCACTTGGTTCTCTAACAATATATCTGCCTTGAGTGTCTTTTAATCCATATAAAGATAAAAGAACACTCCAAGACATTACCCATCTAAGATTTCTTCGTGCCTTACCTTTAATTAAAGCTAAAGCAGATAATAAATGATCGGCGGTGACATCACTAAAGTTTGTTTTTCCATTAGGCAAAACAACACCTGGTACATTGGTATTTTGGAAAATACCCTCGCCAGGTGCTTGACCTAAAAGACCCCAAGTATCCTCACCACGAGCCAATCCTTCACCAGCCAAAAGAGCCAATGCATCAATTATATCAACATTCGGATCTAATAACATTTGGTTAGAAAATGGAACAATAGTTCCAACCTCTTGTAAAGTGAAATTGAATGCATGGCCAGTTCCTGGTTCAGAAACGGTGAAGGAGCCATTTGGTGATTTTCTTGTGAAAATCACATCAGCTATGGTAGGAAAGTTGAGGTTTATTCCCTTCATTGGGATTTTTCTTGAGTTTTTAGCCACTACCCCATACTCACCAGCAACCCTAATAATTTCGGTTGCTAAGTAAGTAGGAATTAATTCTTTACCTTCACCAGTGGTTCCCGGTGATAAGGCTTTGGCTTTTGCATAATCCCCCATAGCTTTGGCTTTGATGTATTCAACCGCCTTTTGTTTTTCATCATCGCTAAATTTATCCATCCCTGAGAGTTTTCTCCAATCAGCAAGTTTTTTTTCAACTGCCGAAAGGACTTCCTCAGTGACGCCTTTTTTTAATTCAGCGATGATTTCCTGAAGAAGAGCTTTGTTTTCCTCCATACTTTTTTCACCCCCTTTCATTTGGAATTTTTAATTTCTAATTTCAATCTATTTAACAACTTCATTTTTTGTAAAGCAATATTTGTATTTTTATCACTTTGTTTTAAATGAAAAGCAATTTGATTTAATATTTTTCTTTTTATTAAATCTTTATTATTTTCTTTTCCTTCACTTAAAACTTCACTTAAAACTTCTTTAACAATTTTTCTTATTTTCTTTTCTAAATCTAAATCTTTTTGTCTTTCTTCTAACTTTTTAAATTCTTCATCGGTATATTGTTTATATTCAGGGACTTCTTTGTCAAATCTTTTATAATAACTTGCTAAAAAGTTATAAGCACCTTTTTTGATTTCTTCGGGGACTTTCAATTCTGTTCTTGCTCCTAAAACCGCTCTCATTGCATTCAAAACTCCACCCCAAGTAGCGACCAATTTTCCTTCCTTTACTCTCGCAAATGGTAGTTTATAAGCACCAAGATTTTCTTTGTGATTTTTATCTCTTATTACAAAACCATTTTTATACTTCTCCATATCATCACCAGCATATTTTTTCATCTCGTCTCTTGCTTTATCACCATCCCAAGATCCTTCATCATCAATTGGCAAATCTCTTTTTCCGCAAATTTCAAATTCTTCTTTATCGGATTTTTCTTTAATTGATTTTTGATAAAGTTCAATTAATTTAACAAATTTATTAATAACATCTTCCTTATAACCAAGTTGAATTAATGCTTCAGGATTGGCTGGGACTGGAACAAAAGAAATTTCTAATAATTCAGCCTCAATAATATCATAAGGATTATCTTTTTCTCCTTGATTGTATTTCCGTGGTAAAAATCCAACTGATAAAGCCCTCAAAACCCCATTTTCAACTAAAGTCCAAACCTGATCTGCTAATTCAATTCCACTAACAACTTGACCTTTAATATATAAGCCTTCTGAAGTTTTTCTAATGTCTAACACTTTACCAACTGGAAGTTCGTTGTATTTATGAGCAAATAATAAAACGGGATTTTTTTTGTAATTTTCCAAATCCCAACCATTTGGATCGATACTTTCACCCATTCTATCTTTGATACCGGTAGAAGCAATTGCCTCAAAAATTCTATTTTGTTTATCCAAATTTTTTGTCGTATATGTTAGATAAGTATTTTTCATATATTTTAATTATAGCATAAATTTATAATGTCAAATTATTCTAAAACTGGGACAATTGAGCATCGACAATTTGGGTGGGCAATTTCATAATCACCCCACATAAATTTTTCATCTTTTTCAATTATTTTACCATCTAAAGATGAGCATAAACTACATACCCTATCATCTTTTGCTGTAATCCACATTTTTTTTACTGGGAATTTACTACTTTTTATGATTTCGCTTTCAATTTGATTATAGTAGTTAATTATTTCAGTTCTTGCCAATCTTTCAGCCCGCCATTCACTATCAAGCATCATTTCTTCTTTTACTCTTTTTATAATATCATTAATTGTAAATTCACCTTCCTTTCTAATTTTATCAATAATATTAACAACATTTTCATAAATTGTTTTTGTATAAGATTCAACCCCATCATTAATTCTTTTTCTTTTTAAATTATCAAATTCTTCACTATTTACCAATTTAAATTTAGAAGAAAATTTACTTAAATTATTTATAATCTCATCAACGAAGCCTTCGGTTCCTGTAATTAAAATATTATAAATTCTTTCACCCAAATCATTTAATTTTTCCTTTAAATCAATTAAAAATTCCGCTGTCATAATAACTGATTTTTTTCCTTGTTTGTAATTTTTAAAAAATAAATATGTTTCCAATCCAACCTTATCGGCTAATTTTCTAATTAGTTTATTTGTATATTCTTCTTTTCTTTTAACAAAATCAAGATGAGATTTTAAATATTTTTTTTCTTCTATTTTCATTGATTTTGTTTTTTTAGTATATAAAACAATTCCATTATCCAAATAAATCGCATCACCGCCCTCAATAGGATCTAATCCTCGTTTTATTCTAATCTCATTTATAGTAAAGACTTTATTCACTAATGTCGCATCTTCTTTTAATTGAAAATCTTTGTCTTCGGGGACGGGATTTTCATATTTTAATTCCAAATCAGTTTTAAATACTTTTTCAATTAAATCAAATTGAAGTTTATCAACGATGAAGTCAATATATGGTTTAATGGTGTTTTCAATAAACCAATATTTTGCTGCCTCACTATTAGCCCGATTAACATCATCTGCAAACAAAACTGCTTTTGGGACTTTGAATAAAGCCAATATTTGATCTCTTGTAAATTTTCTGCTTTCAATAAATTTTAATTTTTCCAAATCAAATGATATAGGTTGCCATTTTAAGCCATTTCCTAAAATAAGCGGTTTAAAAAAGTTTTCTACTCCAGAATACTTCTTTTCAATTTCAACCTTTATTCTATCCAAATCAGATAAAGATAAACTCATATCGCTTGTTAAAATACCAGATGGTATTGCTCCTTGCTGATTAAACTTTTTATACGTCTTTAAACTTAAAACATCACTTTCAATTTCTAATTTGGCTTGTTCCAATACCGACAACCCCTGTAAAATATTATTTGGATTTGGTTTATAAATATCAAGTACATCTTCACCATCAATCTGTTCACCATTTAAAAGAGTATAAACCAATTTGTTTTCTTTTATTTCAATTCTTGATGCTTTTACTGGGATTAAAAATTTCGGTTTATTTGTTAATTGACCTTTTTCAATTTTATATAACGCCCTTCCCTCTAAAATTAAATTAAATGTCGTAATATATAAAAAGTCATATCCTGTCATAAAAATATTTGGCCTTTTTATTAAGTCTAAAATTGGATTTTCATCAATAATTTTTCCTTTTTTATCTTCAAGATAGAAATTAGTCATTGCTACTTTTGAGGCAATAGCGTCAATACAAGCAAAAACCAATCCACCTAAAAGTTCATTTTCACTAACATTTGAGGTTCCAAAAAGATTGAAAAAGAAAGACGATCGCCATCCTGGTTCTTTTGAAAAAAAACCTTTTAGTTTTTTGAGTATATCCATATAAAAAAATTATATCACAATTGATAAATCAATACTTGATTTTCCTTGATTAGCCTATAACACATTTCCAACGCATCCAAAACATCGATAAATTCTAATTCGGGATAATTTTTTAATTCATTAAAAAGTTCATTACCGCCTTTAAATTCAATTTGAGCTGTATTAACAATTGGTTCTAAACTTTCAATTCGTTCTATTTTACTTTTGGATTGTTTAATACCGGTAAATGGGATAAACTTTCCTAACCTTCTTGATTTTTCTTCTATAACATTTTTAAAATATCGTTGAAAATAAACATCCTCAATTCCAAATCTAACAAAATTATACGGAAAAGACAATATTCTATTGATAGCCTCATCGGGTTTTAATACTTGACCAATGCTTTCAACCTCATAGATTTTACCTGTCTTTTTTTCTTTTCCTAAAATAACAATACCGGTTAAATTACTTCCTTTTTCACCAAGTGATAAATCAATTGCACCAAATATTTCCATTTCTTCTAAACGTGGTAGTATTTCATATTTTTTTGGTTTAAAGTAAGAAAAATCATCGGACTTTGGAAATTTAGTCTCATAAAATCTCAGCCAATCTTTTCTTGTCATTTGTGGTTTAATAACTTTAAATAATCTTTCTTTATCAATCCTTCCTTCTTTAATTGCTTGGTCTAATGTTATTTTAACTTTGTGATAAATATCAGAGTGATAAGCTTTTTCAAAAATAGAATTTTCAAAACAATTTCCACTCATTACTAACTTGGCTATTTTGCCTTCGGGCATTCTCACTACTTTTGAAAATTGTTCTTCGGATTTGATTAATCCTGCTTCTTCTAAAAAAACCATATCACCACCTTCACCAACTACACGACTACCTTCTTTTGATATGTTTCTTTCATCAATTGAGGTTATATAAATCCACCCGCCATTCTTCCATCGTAAAGCAACTTTACTTCGTTGGACTTTTAATGATTCTACTTCCTTTAAATCTAAATTAATTAATCCTTCATAAATATAATAGTTATCGCCAATATGTTCTAAAATATATTCCATTATTTTATTAGCCTTGTCATAACTACCGCCAACTATGGGGATTTTGAGATTAAATTGAGATGCTAAAGTTAATATTGCTAAAGCAGAGATTTCAGTTTTCCCATAACGACTTGGAGCAGTAATCCAAAGATTTTTGATATAAGGATTTAATATTTTTTCAAATATTTCAACTTGACCATCGGTTGCCTCATATGGCTTTCCGTTTTTTTTGAAAACTTTTCTAATAAAATCTTTCCATTTTTTTATCATTTTTATAAATTAGATTGTTATTTTAATCCTTTGATGATAAAGTATTTTTAAAAAATTCAAATAATAAATCTTTTGGATTAACTAATTTTTCACCATCTGCCCCAGTAATTTCAATTCTTTTGCTAAACTCATCTTTTTCCATTCTATCCAACCATTCCAACGCTAATTTTGGATCAGGAGGATTTTTATCATCACCTATCATTGCTTTAATTAAAATTTTTCTTGCTTGAGTATTAACAAGGTTTCTTTCTCTTTCAACTTTGTTTTTAAAGTTTTCATTTCGTTGGTAGTGATTATAAACCCTTCTATAATTTAATCCAGCAAATTGACACGCTCTATAAAGAGAGTATCCCAATTGTAAGAATGGTTTTATTTTCTCAAAATATTCATCGGCTTTACTCATAATTTATTAACTAATTTTTAATATTTTTTAATAAAAATTTACTAAATTTTAAAGCATTTTCAATTATATCATCCATATCATAATATTTATATTCGCCTAATCTACCTTTAAAAAACACATTCTTAATTTTTTTTGCTTCAGTTAAATATTTATTATATATTTTACTATTTTTTTCTAAACTAATTGGATAATAAGGGATTAATCCTTTTTTATACTCAATTGGATATTCATAAGTTATTATAGTCTTATCTATATTCGGCTTATAATTAAAAAACTTATGTTCAATTATTCTCGTAAATTTATATTTTTTTTCCGGATAATTTATAATCGCATTTCCTTGAAATATTTCCTTATTTATAATTTTATTTTTAAATTTTAAACTTCTATATTCTAATTGACCATATCTATAATTAAAAAACTCATCGATCATACCTGTATAAACAATATATTTAGCTTTAATTTTATTTTTAATTTGAAAATAATTAGTATTTAATAAAACCTTAACACCTTTAAATAATTTTTCAAAAATCTTAGTATAACCATCTTTAGGAATTCCTTGATATAAATCATCATAATAATTATTATTAAAATAAAACCTTAAAGGTAATCTTTTAATAATAAAAGAAGGCAACTCCGTAGCTTTTCTACCCCATTGTTTTTCTGTATATTCTTTTATAAACATTAAATAAATCGTTTTTCCAACCATTGAAATTGCTTGATCTTCAAAATTTCTTATAACTTTTATCTCTTGCCTTTCTCTATCTATAATTTCCTTAACTTTATAAGGATCTTTAACTTTAAAAACTTGATAAAACAAATTCATATTAAAAGGCAAGTTATATAATTTACCTTTATAATAAGCTAACGGACAATTAATAAAATTATTAAATTCAACTAATTTATTTATATAATCAAAAACTTCTTTATTATTCGTATGAAAAATATGAGGACCATAAACATGAACATCAATTCCTTCTTCTTTTTTAGAATAACAATTTCCGCCAATATGATTTCTTTTTTCAACAACTAAAATTCTAAAATATTTTTTTAATTCATTAGCTAAAATTCCATTAAATAACCCCGCTCCTACTAATAAAAAATCAAAGTCCATATTTATAATCTAAAATTTTCGGAGTAATTAAATTCCAATCAGTATTATGATGATAACGACCAAATTTTATAACTAATTTTGTAGCTTTCGGCTCGTATAATATTGCATACATCGTTTTTAAAACAGTTCCGTAATCTTTATAAATATCAGTTAAACCACCTTCTACTTTCTGTGTTTCAAATGGTTTTATATTTAAAAATTTAAAAGAAAACTCGCATTGACCAAATTTATAAACCTTAATAGCATTAATTAAATCATCATTTAATCGTCCTTCCCATTCCACAAAATTTAAATTATTTAGATTATGAGCATTAAAAATCCTTTTTGAAAAATTTAAAACTTTTGCGGGATAAGTTTCGTGTGCTAAACAAAAACCAACATTTGGCAAATTAGTCTTATAACCAAATTCAGCTATTTTAAATAAAAAATACTCTAAAATTTTTCCATCTTTAATTGTTTTAAATTTTTTTTTCTTATAAGAAAAAAAGCTAAAATTAATATAATCGTCATCAAATTGCCAATGTCTTAATTCACCCCTACTATAACTAATATCACGAGTAGCATTTCTAACAGGAGACGCTCCACTTGGTAATTTATCAAAAAAATTATCTAAAAATTTTGTTTTTTTAATTTGATTAAACCAATCAAAAATAATTATTTTATCTTCACCCCAATTTTTTTTATATTCATTTATCGTTTTATCATTATTACCAACAACTATAAACCATTTACCCGGATAATTTATTTTTTTTAAAATCTTAGCCGTATAACATTGTGGTCTACCCTTTGAAATAATATAAATCGTATTTATTTTTTCTTTTAAATCACTCATTAAAATTTTTTACCTCCTCAATTAATAAAGAAAAATTATTTTTAATAATATTTTCTTTATCCAATAAAACTAAAGCCAATTTCTCAAATAATTTCTTTTCTTCAGGCGTTGCTTGATTAACATAATAATCAGCAATTCTATCAAAATGAAAAATATAAAAATTATAAACTCTTGCTTTTAAAAATTTTTTCATTTTTTCATTAGGTAATTTTTCTATTTCTTCATTCAATTCAGTAAATTCTTCATAAAGATCCTCTATTTTCCATCTTCTATCAGAAGGTTCATAATGAATTTTACCTTCTTTTTGTGAATATTCTTCTCTTAAATTATTTAAATCAATATTTAAATTTTCTTTTAATAAATTTAAAGATATAGATTCTTCTAAATTTATAGTAAAATTAGATAAATCTAAATTAGGAAAATTATTTATTAATTTAATTAATTCATCTTTTTGATATTCTCCTAATTGATCATTATCCGACAACGCATATTTTAACTTCTCTTCATCCGTCTCCGCCTCTACTATTGATACCCATACTTTTTTATATCCCAACTCCCGATATGCTTTCAACCTCATATTCCCACCCAACACAGTTCCGTCTTTTGTAATAATAAGAGGCTTATATTCTCCCAATTCTTTTATTTGATTTTTTAAACGCTCAAAATTTTCTTTTGAAATAGTTCTTGGATTTTTTTTCCATTCGTGAAGTTTATCTATATTCCAAAGAAGTTTATCCATATAAAAAAAATTATAACAAAATATTATCAAAAAATCATAGATTTGATTAAATCAAAAAAATCGCTCCACGCTAAATATATTTTATACTTTAAATCAACTTTTTGTTTTGACAAAAGACTTAAAAGATCGCCCAACCATAAACAGACCGTTGGCTCTCGTTGGTAGTTTTGTTTAAAGACTAAAATAGGATATTTATCACTTGGACAATTTTCAATGGTTTTTTTCCACCAGTCATTTATGTGAAGTTCTTTTTGGTTTTTACACTCAATAAAAAGAGGAAGAGTAGTAAAAACATCTTCTTTACGATGAAGACCGCTTCCGCTATCGGCTCGTCTATAAGCATATTTATCAATTTTTCTTAACTCATTGGCGACAAAATTCTCAAGTTGTTTTCCTTTTTGTTTTTTGCTTTTTGGCAGCATATTTAATATTTTCCCAACCCTTTGGATGGATTTTTCCTTTTAATATTAACTCAATAATTTGTTTTTTAATACTTTGATAATCCTCATTAGTATATCCTCTAACTTTTCTACCAACCCAAGTGGTATAAGAATTGGTTTTAATCATTCCCTTAATTTCCCAAACGACAAAAGTAATATAGGCAATATCAATTCCTAAATCTTTTTTTAATTTTTTAACAATTTCCTTTTTTGTCATCATAGTTTTAATATATTAAAGTTCTTCGGGAATTGTAAAAATCCCCACGCTACCATCACAGTAGCATAAACTGTTAACCTTATAATAAATTTGTTTTTTTCCGCATTTTCTACAAACTTTAATTTCAATATCTTTTTCCTTTTTGAATTTTGCTTCCTCCATTTCTTTTTCAAAATCGCGTCTCCCTAAAACTTTTGCTTTTTCAATCCATTCTAAGACTTCTTCTTTTGGTTTATTTTCAAGATTGCTTTTTAGTTGATTTAGTCTGTTTACTGGTATTTCAAGTAATTCTTCTTTTGGCAATTTCAACTTCTCAACATAAAATTCATAAACTCTAATATACATTAAAGCCGTATTTGGATTTAAACTTATCTCCGGTGATGCTAAAAATTGATAAAAATTTTCAAATCCACCATCACCAATATATTTGAATAACTTTTCATCTCTTATTTTTTTCAATATATAACCAAATTCTAAAGCCAATTCACCCTGCTTTTTTTTCAAATAAACACATCGTTGGTATAACTCAAAAGCGTTTTTTTGTTTTGGTGTTATTTTATCCATTAAAATAGAATATCTTCGGGATTGACACTTTCTATGTTTTCACCCGGATTAACTTCTAAATCGGGATTTAGTTCTTTAAATTTTTCCTCATAGTTTTGAGTATACTTTTCTTTCATTTTTTTGATAAATTTTTCAACTTTTTCAGAATTCTTTTTTATTAATTCTTCATTTGGCTCAACCTTACATAAAAAATTTACTGTATATCTTGTCTCCTTTCCTTGACCTTTTTTAATAATCAACCATTTAGCATCTCTTGGTTTCTCAATCCCAAAACTGCCAGAATTGATTAAATCCATCATTTGAATAAAAACTGATAATGGCAACTTTAAATATCCTTCTTGACCTTTTACTTTTGCCCAATAGTAAATTTCTTTTTTAACTGGAGATTTTTTTGAGCAAAAAAAACACTCTTCACCTTTGCAAATTACGTTTTTTCCTCCAATATAATGAGATTTTAAAAATCCAGAAGATGATAAAATTTCTACCTCATTATTGCCAACCTCTAATTTTAAGAAAGATGAAGATCGGACTTGTTTTAAAATTTCATTTTCATCCATATTATTTTAAAATAACTTATAATTATTATAATAAAAATTATTTTTTTTGTCAAATAATCTTTGTCTTTCTTCTTCTTTTTTTTCATAGGCTTTTTTATTCCACTCAACCTTTTCAAAAATGTTTCTTGGAAAAATAAAAAGTCTTACCCCATTTCTTACCGGATAAATATATTTAAACGTTTTGACAAATTCATTTAATTTATGATTTTTTAATCTATAAGTTCCGTATGGATAACTTACCTTTAGATCCTTATTCTCATTAATACATTTTTTAACAATTTCTAAATTCACGCCAAATCCCTCAACCCTTTCAGCCCAACCAAAATGTTTCCACGCCCCCCAAAACGGCTGATGAAGTCTCAAAACAATTTCTTTTTCTGTTTCAATAATGGGTTGATTTTTAATTTTCATAATTAAAAAAACTTTATATTTCTAATTAAATAAAAAGTAATAATCGCACCAATTAAAAACCATAATATTTTTTGGTATACCATATTATTTTTTCTAACTTTTAATTTTTTAATTTCCCTCCACCAATCTTTATCTGCTTCTTCTTCCCAGCATGTTTGACAAAGATCTAAATCTTCTGCAAGACTGTCTTTAGTTGTTTCTCCACAGTTTTTACATTTTCGTTTTTTCATATTTCTTAATTTTTCAAAACCAATTATTAATTAAATGAAACTTCCAGGCCTCAATTGGATTTTTATACCTGTTTTCAATATACCTCAAACACCAATCAACTTGACATTTCCAATCCTCGAATCTCAACTCACAACCCATTTTTTCATATGGATAGGCTTGACATAAGCCACCGGCACCAATATGATTTTTTGCGGTTGGATCATAACCACTTTCTTTTTTTATGATATTGTCAAAAGCAATAATTTGGTTTTCAGTTAATTTATCTTTAACATATGTTAAAACTTTATTCCTCAACTCAAATTCTCTTTGGTTTAAAAATTTAGGAAATGGGATAACTTTTTCTTCAATTTCTTTTGCTAAAACTTTATTTAATTGATACCCGCCTTCCTTACTACTCGTCGTTTTTTTCACCCCTTTCGAGCGGATTTCTTTTTTGGAAGGCGGGTATCTTTTTTCAATTGGTGATTTAATTTTAATTTTAATTTCAATTGGAGTAGTTAAACGATAATTATCAAAAAACTTATTTACCCAATACAAAATAAAGAAAAATAAAAAAATTCCAATTAAAACTTTTGTTTTTAGATTAATTTTTCTTTCATCAAAATCTATTTTTTTTAACATATTAAAGTTGGCTTTGAATGTCAGCATCAATATCATTTTGCTGACTAACTTTTAACTTTTCAATTATTTCATCGGGATTAAAACCCCAATCTTTCATTTCTTTAATCTTTTCTAAATTATCTTTTGTCATTTCTTTATTATTCTTAATGCGGCTTAAAACTCTATTCCAACTTTCAACCAATGGGCTAAATAATCTTCGAACTTCTTCTTGATCTTTATAACCGTAAATCTTTGTCAAATACTGACTATATAAAACCTTCCAATTCAAACTAAACTTTCCCCATTCTTCATCGAAAACGATTTCTTTTTCTTTAGGTGGCATTTCATTATTAAAATAATAATTTGAAAATTCCTTAACAAATTTCTCATATTCTTGATTGACAAATGAGGGATTAAAAACTCCAACCTCCAAAAGCCGAGCATCATCTTTTGAAATATAAACAATGTGTCCCTCGTCTAATTTTTTTGCTAAAAGATAATGAAGTATCTGTAATCTGTGATTGTCATTCGCCTGACCGCTTGTCATATATTTGTCAAACATAAATGAAGAAATGCTTTTAATCTCTAAAACTATTGTCTTTAATTCTTCCGGCAAACTTTCAATAATTTTAAATGAAGCTTTATAAACATTCTCCGGTAGTAAGTCTTTTATTTTTTCAATTTCCACTTTTGCTTTTTCTTTATCGGTTTTACCACCAATTAAAAAATCAAGTTTTCCAACCACCGGCAAACAACCATTTATCTGATACTCAGACCAACCTTGATTTTCAATAATAATACCGGCTTTTTTTAAAATTATTTGAATTATTTTTTCCCATATGATTCCAGCGTCAAATTTTCTCAAGGTTGTTTCACTGAAATCATTTGACGGGGGTTCGCCCTTCAAAGTAAAAAATAAGTCAATGTAGGCTTTACCAAGATCAGAAGCCCAAAGTTTTTCTCTGGGCTTTAATTCTTTTTTTGAATGACCAACTAATAAACTATCATTCCAAATTTTATAAAAACTGTATGATAAATTCATATTATTAAGTTGTTCTTTTTAAAATTAAACTTATAACTTTCAATATATGATTTCAATTTCGTATCTTGTAAAACCGCTTACCAATTCGTAATTTACTCTTTTTTTAAAGTCTATTTTTTCGTCCGTGATTTTTTCCAATTCTTCTTTTGTTTCCTCTGTTTTTGATAAAATCCTGCCCATTTTTAAAAATCCTTTTAAATTAAAATTTTTTATCTCTTCTTCTTTCAACTCTTTTGTCGCCCTTCCTATTAAATTTGTTTCACTCATAGCGGATGATGGGCTTGAAAAATATTTTTCATAAATGTTTATTTTTTTTGGTTTTATTTTTTTGTTTTGCATACTATTTTTTTTAAAAATTTATAACATTATTATTATAATATAAAATATTTTTTAATTTGTCAAGTGGAAATGATAACTTTATTCTGATTCTCTTTCACATAATCCCTTGTCTTATCAAAATCAATTTTCCAATTCACTATAAAATTTTTGT